GCCGACGACCGGGGGATCAGCTACCGTACGCCGAGCGGGGGCGTGTACTACCCGGCGCAGCTCCAGGCGGAGTATGCAGAGTTCCTAGCCCAGGGAGGTAGGCCGTGACGACGTTAGACGAACCGCTGCCGGCGGACCTGGCCTTTGTCGCGGCGAGGTATCCCGGGTGGACCTTCGGCGAGTGTGTCGCGGAGGCGGCGAGCGGACCGAGCGGCCCGCGCCGCGTCTGGGCCCGGCGCGGAACCACCCGCCTAGTCGATAGCCGGCCGGACGGCCTCGCCGGTCAGCTATCGGTCGCGGACCGGAGACCGGCCGGACGGTAGCCGGAACGCGGAGCCCGGCGCGGCCGGGACGGCGGCCCGGAGGTTCGCCCTCCGGGCCGTCCGGCTGTCTCCGGGAGTAACCGGATAGGCCGGCCGGGCGCGGCCGGTAGCGGCGATCGTGCAGCCGTCAGGAACTCTTGGAGACCGTGTAGGCGATCCGGGCGCCGTAACCGGGCTTTTTCACGATCCGGACCGCGCCGGCCTTGACGTCCTTGGGGATCTTGAGCCCTTGGGGCCCAGCGTCCCAGCCGAGGGCCACGGTCGCGGTCTCGGTCCGGAGGTCAATCTCGACCTCGGCGGTCCGGGTGCAGAACACCCGGACGCGATGGTCGCCGTCCGCTTCCAGGTTGGTGAACGCCAGGCTCGCTGACCCGCCGTCGTCAAACTCCAGGTAGATCATCTCTTCGGTCTCCTTTGGGGCCGGGGGCGGCGCGGCGCCGCCGTTCCGGGCCAGGTCGAGGACGTATCCGAACGGGAACCCGGGGCCGCAATCGACGTGACCGCCGCCCCAGGAGCCCAGGTCGATGTGCTGGCATTCGCCTCGCCCGGAGCCCTGCGCCTGCCCGGCGGTCAGGGCGTCGAGGGGGATGCCGTAGTGGGCTGCTTCCTCGGCGATCCAGGCCGCGCAGTTGGCGAGCATGTTCGGGTGCTGCTGGCGCCAGGTCTGCTCGGTCCACGAGGCGAACCCGCACAGCTCAAGCTGGACGGCGACCGGGTTGGCGTTAGCTGCGGTCCACGCCTTATTGCCCCGGGTGACGTACTCGCCGACGATCCCGGGCTGGTCGTCGGCCCCGGTGTGGCTGGACACGCCGTTCGCGGAGTTGGCAAAGAACGCGCCTAGATCCTCGATCGTCCGCGCGCCCTCGGCGGTGTGTACCACGATGAGACGCACGCCGGCGCCGCCCCGGCTGGAGTAGCACGGCGAGGGTATCCACTTGCGCTTGAGGGCCATCAGGCGTCGCCCCGCTCGGCGTGGCCGGGCCGGTGGGTCTGCCGTTCTACCGGCGGTTCCGGTACAGGCCGGATCTGGCGGCGGCCGGGGGCGTCGCGGTCGAGGCCGGCGAACCGGCCGCGCCGGGCCCGCCAGTCGCGGCGGTCGCGCCACTCGGCGAGCAGCTCACGTAGGCGGTTCATCGTCGTGCCTCCCGTTCTGCCGCTTCACGTCGCGGCGGACTAGCCAGACCAGGGCGAACGCGGTCACGCTCGCGACGTCGGCGAGGACGGCGAGCCAGTCTGAGAGGGTCACGCGACCCGCCCGGCCTGCGCGACCTTGGCGACGTAGGTGGCGGAGTCGGGGCCGGTCGCCCACTGGCTATTGATCGTGATCGCGAAGTCGCGGGTGCTGTCCTGGGTGATCACATTGGAGCCCGGGTTGGCCACGACCGCCGCCGCGAAGTTGGTGTTCTGCGGGGAGACGTTGACCGCCGTCACGGCCATCAGCGCATCCATCTCGATCACCCAGGTCGCGGACGCCCCGACCGACTTGCAGATCAGCCGCAGCCGTACCTGGCAGCGGAACCCGGCCGCGTTGAACCCGGCGAACGCGCTGGACCCGATGGTGATGCTCTCTGACGATGTGGTCGTGCCGACCGTCGCGTTGAAGATCAGCGCCCGCGTCCCGGACGCCCCGTTCACGCCGCTGCCCCACAGCTCAAGCTGGTAGACCGCGCCGACCTCGGCGTCGTAGGCGGGGATCGTGTACTGGGCGTGCGTCGTGGTGCTGAGCTTGTTGCCGTTGGTCTCGGGGAACGTCGCCTTGCCCATGCCCAGCACCCGCGCGTTCGCCGGGTGCGGGTCGCACGCCGCCGAGGTGCCCGCCCCGGCGGGCACGAGGATCAGGCCGAGGTACACGCCGGTCCGGCCCGTTATCGCGGCCTCGGTGATGATCGAAACCTGGTAGGTCGCCGCGTCCGGGTTGATGTCGGCCCACAGCACGTCGGCGCGTGCGCTGCCGCCGCCCGCGCTGATGTCGATGGAGGTTGTGGACCGTGAGCCGATCACCGCCTTGGTGCCGTCGCCGCAGTCCACGACCGCCGCCCACGGCCCGATGGTGAACGACAGCGCGGAACCGGCCACGAGGGTCGGCGCGATCACCAGACCGCCCCGGGGCTGGCCCCGGCCCGAGGCGTACAGGGCGAGGATTACCTCGCGGTCGTCCACGCCGTTGTAGCTGCCGGACTGCCCCCAGGCCAGAATCCCCGGGGCGGGGACGGCCAGCAGGGACGGGGCGTCATTCGTTACGGTCGGGCTCATGTTTCACCTATCCCGGGGGGCACTTCAACGGTGGTGTGGAACATGCCGGCGACCTTGCGCTCCAGGCGGCCCAGCCGCCCGGTCAGGGTCCGGCCCGGCCGGGGAGCGGGCGCGGTGATCGCTACCGTCCAGGTGACGGTGCCCGCTACGGCGTCGGCCTCGATGCGGGTCAGCGTCCCGATGGTCACCCACCCGGCCGGCAGCAGCGGGTCGGCCAGGGCGACGCTGACGTCATCGCCCACCCCGTAGGTGCCCAGCGCGGGCCGGCTGACCGGGCTGACCGCCGTGATCGCCACGGACGGCCCGGCGTACACCGAGGCGGCGGTGTTCGCCCGGTCGGTCAGCGGCCCGGTCTCAAAGATCCGTGGATGGTCGTCTACATAGTCGAGGTTCGGCACCCCAGCCTGCGGCAGGTCGGCCACGCCGACCGGGCTGTGCGGCAGCGCTGTGGCCCACGCCCAGTTCGGCGCGCTGGCGCCGCTCGGCACGGTGTAGAGCAGGTAGATGGAACCGCCCGGCGGGACCGTGTAGGTGCCGCCGCCCGTACCGACCTCGTTGGAGTTGGAGGCGGGCGCGGCGACCTGTACTGACGTGACGTTCTTGGCGTCGCTGATCGTGACCTTTACCGGCTGGCTGCTGTTGTTGAACGCGGGGATGGCTGTCGCGGGCATGGGCGGCGTGCTGACGTTCTCGACGCCGCCGACCGCGAGGGTGCGGGTCCGCATGAGGTCCGAACCCCACTGCGCCTGGAAGGACACGGCGCCGCCGGGGACCTGGAGGGCGAGCCCGGAGCCGGACTGGCCTACCTGGTAGCGGTCGATGTGCAGGGTGCAGACCGGCAGGCTGGCGGAGGACAGGCTGTATTCCGAGCGGAACTGGATGCCGCCGCTGAGCTGCGCCAGGCCGCGCAGCAGGTCGCCCCGCGTCGGCCCGTCGAGAAACGCGATGGTCTGCGGCCGGTTCCGCGCGCTGCCGCTGGTGGTGATCAGCCGGGGTACGCCTACGTTGTCGAGCCGCGCCGCGACGTCCGACGCGATAGCGCTCTGATCGACCGCGCCATAGACGACCTGCTGCGCCCATACCTTCCGCGCCAGGTAGCCGGGCAGCTCGGTCAGCGACACGGTTACCGCGTCGCCACCGTCGTCGAGCAGCCCGGTCGCCAGGCCGCCCCAGACCGGGACGCCCCGGTACAGCGCCCACAGCCGCCACTTGTAGAACCCCAGCAGGTCGGCGCGGGATAGCGCGCTATGCGCCACCGGGATAACGGCCTCCGCTGACCCGAAGTCCGACAGCACCCAGTTGCAGGTGAACCCGATGACCGAGAGCTGGCCGAACGCCTTGTGCGATCCGGTCGAGGCGTCGGCCCAGAACGTCCAGTCGGGCATCGGCGTGGTCATGCCCAGGACTCCCGGTAGGCCAGCGTCAGGTAACCGGCGCCGGTCCCGTACAGCGACCACACGGTATCGCTGAACGGCAGCACGACCAGCGGCGTCGTCCCGGCCATCACGTAGCTCTGGCGGCTCGCCCCGCTCGGCGTCGCCGCGACCAGCGTCTCGGAGTTGACGTTGATCTGCTGGCCCGCGCCGATCGCGGCCAGGTGCAGGGTCGAGACGCCATCGGTCAGCCGTGATTCCGACAGGTCGCCGAAGTAGCTGAGCTGAACCGGCGCGGGCCGGGAGCCGGCGTTGATCATGCGGATCGCGTTGGACAGGGTTGCGCCGGGGTACTGCCGGGGCGGCGTCCAGGGGTAGATCCGGCCGGTGACCACACCCGAGGCCAGCGGGAAGAGGGTATGGGCTTGCAGCTCGGTGCTGTAGAGACGCGGGTCGATGGCCGTCAGGACCAACTGGTAAGTGAAGTACGTCCGGCCCGTCCAGGCCATTTGCATCGGGTCGGTGTCGGCCCGCACCGAGGCGGTCAGCGACCGGGGCTGGTCGGTGCCGTCGTCCTCCAGGATCGTCAGCGAGGCGGGCTGGCTGCTGACCGCCTGCGCGGACAGCGCCCGCGCGAACCACAGGGTCAGCGCACGCGGGCCGGCCGCCGCCCCGGTGATCGCTACCGTCCGGGGTGCGACGATCTTCGTGCCGCGCACGGCGCCGTCCGTCAGCGCCCGGGTTAGGTCGTGGCCGTCCACCGGGGGCGAGCCGTACCAGCCATCCACGCTGGTAACCACCGTGGTCAGCCCGTCGTCGCGGTCGCCGTCGTTCAGGCTCAGGCGGTCCCACACAATCGGGACCAGTGTCGGCGCGGCGGCGCCGAACAGGACCGGGGGCGGGGTCAGCGGCGGCGCCGTCGCCTCGCCCGCGCCGGCCAGCCGGATCTTCTTGGCGGTGATCGTGCCGGTGCCGGTCACCGGGCCGAGGATTCCGCCGTAGGTGCCGGACCCGGCCAGGGCGATCTTCTTGGCGGTGAACGTCGCGGTCCCGGTGACCGCCGCCGTGAGGGCGCCGGTCCCGGCCAGCGCGATCTTCTTGGCCGTGACCGTCCCGGTCCCGGTAACCGGGGTGACGCCGTAGGACCCGAGGCCGGCCAGCGCGATCTTCTTGGCGTGGACCGCGCCGGTCCCGGTGACCGGGGCCGTGTAGGTCGCCGCGCCGGACAGGGCGATCTTCTTGGCGTGGACGGCGCCGGTCCCGGTGACCGGCGGCGGCGTGTAGGTGCCTGCCCCGGCCAGCGTGATCTTCTTGGCGACGATCGCCCCGGTGCCGGTCGCCGGGGCGGTGTAGGTGGCTGTGGCAGCCAGGGCGGCCTTCTTGGCGGCGACCGTCCCGGTGCCGGTTACCGGGTCGGTGTAGGTCGCGGCGCCGGCCAGCGCAGCCTTCTTGGCCTGGACGGCGCCGGTCCCGGTCGTCGGCGCGATGTAGCCGGCGGTCCCGGCCAGCGCGATCTTCTTGGCCTTGACCGCGCCCGTACCGGTAACCGGGGCCGGCGCGTCCCACCCGAAAATGCCCGCCGCCCAGGTGCCCGAGGCGGTCGTGCCGCCTGCGGCCTCGCCGGCGGCGGGCGGGTCGGTGTCCACCATGAACACGGACCAGTGCCCGGACGGCGCGTGCGTGTAGGTCGCGTTAGCGGCGTCGAACGTGAGCGCGGTCGGCGCGCCGCCCGCGTTGGCGTTCTGGAGCACGCCGGCGAGCACCTTGGTTCCGGAGACCGCGCCGGACGGCCCCGAGGACCATGTGCCGCCGCCCGATCCCTGCGCCGTCGCCTGGTTGAACGCGCTGACCGACGACGGCCCGATGATGGCCTTGGCGATGAGATGGTGCGACCCGGAGCTGGAGGCGAACAGGCCGGTGATCGTGTCGGTGCCGGTCATCGCCTTCCCGGCGGCCACGATGGTCGCCATGACCTTGAACTGCTGGTTGACCGCCCCGGTCTGGGTCTGGATCGACGTCCAGGTGTTCCCCTTGGAATCCTGGACGCCGGTCGGCGAGCCCGAGGTGTTGTCCGAGCCGATGAACACGACCACGAGGTCGCCGACCTGGGGCAGCCGGTACTGGCCGGTGCCGCCCGTCATCGACGTATCGACCGAGCCGACGCCGACGATGATGCTGGCCGCCGCGCTCGCGGGCTGCGAACCGGAGCAGACCTCGAATACCGAGGCGTTAGCCACCGCTGGGCCCTCCCGGGCTACTCGGTCTGGGTGTAGGTCAGGCTGGAGACCGCGACGTTGCCGCCGGACACGATCGCGACCGAGGACAGCACGAGGTCGGCGGCGGAGGTCCCGACCGAGCCGTCCCAGACCGCCGTCGTGCCGTCGGACTTGAACGCGCGCATCCAGGTCGCGGTCCCGCCCGCCACGGCGTTCGCCGAGCCGATCGCGTTGGCCGTCGCGACGCCGGACGCCGAGGCCGCGCCGAACGCTGTCGCGGCGAACGTCAGCGTCACGAGCAGGGTGCCGGTCGCGGCGGCGTTCGCGTTCGCGGGCTGGCTGCCGGTTCTGATCTGGATCGTCCCGCCGTTGCACAATGCGCAGACCGCATCAGCGGCGGCCTTAGCTGCCGCGTCGGCGAGAAATGGGTTGTTAGCCATCGTCGGGCCCTTCCTGGTTGGTGATCACTGCTAGGCCATCCCGGTTGCTTCGGCCCAGTTCAGGCGCCGGGAGACCGCCGCCGCTATCTCGGTCTCGGACTGGCCGCGCTGGGGGTAGACGTTGATCACGTAGGCGCGGGCGCCGCCGCCGAGCTGGGGCGCCGGGCCGCGCAGCGGAGACCATGCCTCGGGGACGCGGGGGGCGTTTTCACCAAAGGCGTAGGGCGCCCCGGAGTTGAGGCCGAACCCCATCACCGGTTCGCGGAGGATGCCGCCCCGGGCGTAGCCGTGGCCGTGCCCGATGACGCCGAGCATCCCGGCCCGGCCGTAGCGGTGGAGCGCGTAGTTGATCGCGGCGTAGATATTGGCGAGCGGGTCGGTGATGCCCCGCCTGGCGAACGGCCCGGCGTAGGCCGCGAACGTGGACGGGATCGTCTGGAGTAGCCCTTGGGAGGGGTGCCCGGCCTGCGCGTTGGAGTCGGTCAGGTTGATCGCGTTCGGGTTCCCGCCCGACTCGGTGTTCATCTGGGTCAGCCAGGGGCCGAGGTAGGCCGCCGGGAGGCCGAGCATCGACAGGACGGCGGAGACCAGCCCGGACCAGTGGGCGACGCCGGGCGACCCGCCGCCGCCGAACAGGCCGCCAAAGAACCCGCCGACCTTGCCGAGGATTCCGCCGAGCTTCCCGCCGAGGCTGGCGAGCGCGGAGATGGCCTTGCCGGGCAGCGCCTCGATAGCGACTAGCCCCTTGCCGAGCAGTCCGCCGAGGGCGGCGGGGAGGCCGCCGAATACCTTCTTGGCGATGCTGATCGGGTTCGCCGAGACGATGCCCTCGATAAACCCGGCCGTGACGTTGTGCCCGACTTCGGCCATTACCGAGGACGGCGAGTGAATCCCAAACCAGTGCTTTACCGCGTTGACTACCGGGTCAACGACGTGGGATTTGATCCAGCCGCCGATCCCGGCGATGGCCGAGCTGATCCCGGAGAGCAGGTTGGTGATCGCGGAGCGGCCCAGCGCGGTCAGCGAGGACGCCCAGCCGGTAATCGTGCGGGTGGCCCGGGTCAGGGCGCCGCCGATCGCGCCCCGGATCGAGTTGAACCCGTTGGTCACGATGCCGACGACGGCGCCAACCGCGTCCCGGATGATAATGCCCCAGCCGCGCCATACCGTCGTCGTCTGCCGGGTGATCCACCGCCACGCCGCCCCGAGGGCGTTCTTGATCGTGTCCCACGCCCCGGACAGGAACCGGGCGACTCCGCCGACCGCGCCCCGGATGATGATGCCCCAGCCGGTCCACACGGCCCGGGTCTGCTGGCTGACCCACCGCCACACCGCGCCGAGGGCGTTCCTGATCGTGTCCCAGGCGTGGGACAGGAACCCGGAGACCGCGCCGACGACGGTCCGGATGATGATCGCCCAGCCGCGCCATTCCGCCGTCGTGAACGCGACGACCCACCGCCACACCGCCGTAACGGCGATCCTGATCCCGGCCCAGGTCGTATTCAGGAAGCTGAACACCGAGCGGGCGATCCCGGTGATGACCGCCGCAAAGAACCGCCAGTGCTTTATGACCTCATAGACCACGAGGCCGAGGCCGGCGACGACGGCGATGAGGCCGACGATTATCACCGTGAACGGGCTCAGTTCGATGTCAAGAATGGCCTGGATGGCGGCCCAGACCTTTACCGCCGCGACGATCGCCAGGATGGCGGCGGCGATCGGGCCGAGGGCGGGGGCCAGGAACCGGACCAGCGCCGTGAACGCCTCGATCAGCGGCAGGGTCGCCTGGAGCGCGACGGCCAGGACCGGGCCGATTGCCTTCGCCAGGTCAACCATGATCGGGACCAGGACCAGCAGCGACTTGCCCATCTCGATAAAGGCCGGGGCGAGGCCGGCGATCAGCAGCCGGACGATCTTCATTACCTCTTCGCGGAACGGCGGCGATACGGCCATCAGCAGCGCGAACCCGGCGATGACGAATTTCCACGGCCCGGCGAGGTTCATCAGCGCGGGGCCCAGCTTGAGGATCGGGCCGAGCAGGCTGTTCAGCATCGGGCCGATCACCGGGAGTTCGTGGAGCAGCCCGGCCCCGGTGAACAGGGCGGCGCCGGCGCCGGCGGCGGCGAGGGCCGGGCCGAACCGCTTGATGGCGTCGGCGATGGCCTGCACCGTGGAGGGCTTGATCTTGTCGATCCCGGCGCCGAGCCGGGAGAACAGGGCGGAGACCGGGCCGACCATCCGGGCGGCCAGGCTGCCGATCGCGTTGACGATCGGGGCGAGTTTCCCGCCGGGCCCTACGGCGTCGGCGAATGAGTGGGCCAGCTTCCCTACGCCGACGAACGCGGGCGTGAGCGCGTGGACCAGCTTGAGGCCGATCGACTGGGTTGCTTCCTCGGCGTCGATCTTGAGGGCGCGCAGGGCGCCCTGGGGCGTCTTGAGCTGCGCGGCGTAGGCGCCGGCGTAGCGGCGGCCCTGGTCGAGGACGCCGTTCAGGACGGCCTGCGACTTCTCCAGCGGGGTCAGGTCGGCGGCGGTCTTACCGACTGAGGCCGCGTACTTGTCGAGGGCGGTCTTGCTGTCCACCATGATCCCGGCGCGCTTGAGCGCGCCCGCGTTCCCGGAGCCGATCGCCTTGGCGAGGGCGACCTCGGTGTCGCCAACGCTCTTGCCGCTGACCGCGCTGGCGTTCTGCGCGATCCGGGCGAGGTCGGTCGCGTGGGCGAGGCCGACGTGCGCGGTCGTCAGCCGGGCCACAAGATCCTGGGCGATGCCGGTCTCGACGCCCATGTGCCGGATGCCCTCGATGGAGTCCTGCATCGACCGGTAGGACACGTTGTTGGCCTTGGCGAGGGCTTGCAGGCTCTTGTTCGTCGCCTCGACCTTCGCCCCGGCCTTAAACGCCTCGACGCCGAACGCCACGGCGGCGGTCGTCGCGATACCGAGGCCGGTCGCTACGCCCCGGCCGATCTGCCCGGCGACCGGCGCGAACCGCTTGAGACCCTTCGCCATGTTGCCGCTGAGCTGTTCGCCGGCCTTGGTCCCGGCGGTCGTCGCGGCGCTGGCGACCTGGGTGGTCAGCGGCCGGGTGTCGGCGGTGACCGGGATGCGCAGGGTGCCGTATTCGCTAGCCATCGGTGACCCTCACCCCCGGGATCGCGGCGAGGGTCCGCGCGGCGTCGGCCCATGACGCGGAACGCCCGTTGCCCGGCTGTGAGGCCGGCGGAGCCGCGCTGTCGCGGCGCGCGGGGGTACGGGGAGGCCGGGGCAGCGGCGTCGGCCTGGGGACGTTCTGGGCGCCGGCCGCGCGGAGCGTAACCCAGGTCAGTTGGGCGAGGTGGTCGATGATCAGCGCGGCGAGGTCGGCCTCGGGAGACCAGGGCTCGCCGAGGCTGCGGGCCCACGGCGGGAGCCGCTGAGCCAGCACCCATATCCGCCGGGGCGTGACCGCCGGGTCGAGGACGTCGAGCCCGAACGCGCAGAGCATCGCGGCCTCTATGTCGGCGTCGAAACGCGCGCCGCAGGCGCCGACAAGTTTCCCAGGCCGCCGACCCCAGCGGCCTCGCCGACTGCCTCAAACAGGACTGTCAGCTCGCCCACCGTGATCCCGGCCACGATCAGCCGGTCGTAAGACTCGGCGCCGAGCAGCATCGTCAGCGCGCGGTCGAGTTCGCCCTTGGCGATGAGCGCCTGAGCTTCCAGCGGCCAGAGGACGGCGGCGGGGACCTCAAACTCCTGGCCCTTGAACGTGAAGGCAAACGGGACGGGCTTGGCCTCGGCGAGGGCAGAGGCCGCCGCCGCGTCGAGGTCGAACCGCGCCCGCCCGTTAGCGGCGCCGCTCATGCCGCCTTGCTTGAGCGCGCGGCCACGTCAGCGGCCAGCAGCGAGGCCGGGGCGCCGAGCATGACGGTGGCGAGGCTGCCGTTGTCCTCCAGCGCGGTCAGCGTGCATTCCAGCGGGACGGTCGCGCCCCGGGTGATCGCCATGTCGCCGGCGTCGGACAGGCTGGCCCGGCCGAAGATAATCCGCATGATCCGGCCGTTATCCTCCGCGTCGATGCCGACCGCGTACTGGTGGCCGGACTGGTCGGTCCGCACGTCCATCGTGATTGAGCCGTCTGCCGCCGGGGTCGCCGGGTCGGTGTCGAAGTACAGGCCGAGGGTCAGGGCGTTGAGCTGCCACAAGATGAAGTGCAGCGTGACCTCGCGGCCGGTGATCACCGACCGGATCGGGCTGATGGACTGCCACGGCGTTAGGTCCTGCTTGCTGGTGTTCTGCCCGACGGTCGGGCCGGCGTCGCTGAGGTAGCCGAGGATGTCCCACGGCGCGGGCCAGGCCGAGGTCGTGTCGGTCGGCGCGGCGGTCCCGGCCGGGGCGAGGTACAGGCCGGGCCCGTTCGCGGTGCCGACCTGCACTTCATCGGTGTCGAGGGCGTAGGTAGGGGTGGTCATCGCGGGGTGTCCTTCCGTAGCGGCCGGGCGGCACGAGCCGGGACCATCGGGGTCACGGGACTGCCCGGAGCGGGTGGGCGCGGAGTTCGTAGCGGGCGCAGTAGCGCGGCCCGCCGTCCGGGTCGGCGAGCCAGAACGGCCCGTCTACCGGCTGGGCGTAGGACAGGGCGCCGTCCGGCCAGGCGACGCCGGGCAGGGCGCAGATGATCTGGCGGACCTGCTCGGCGAGGTCCCGGGCGGCCTTCTTGGTCTTGGCGCGGGCATCGACCTGGACTGAGTAGGCCACGAGCCAGTGCGGCCAGCCGGTTACCGCCGCGTAGGTGAATGACGTCACGCCGGGCAGGTGGCTGATGTTCGCCCAGACCCACGCCTCGACGTCGGGCATCACCACGACGGGCGCGGCGGGGCCGGTCACAGCGGGCCCCGGTAACGGGCGGCAGCGGGGCCGAGCATCGGCTCGGCGGGCATGTTCTTGGTGCCGTATTCCACGAACCGGGCGTAGGGCACGGCGTTGATCACGTCCCGCTCGCCGGGGCGCCCGGCCTGGACGACCTGCCACCCGGCGGCCAGGCGGCCGGTCTCGACCGGTGTGCGGCTCCGCGCGTCGTCGGCGATCCGGGCCGCCACGGCGCCGATCCCGGGGTCGGCGGCGATCGCGGGCGCCTCGGGGTGGGTGACCGTGAACACGGCCCGGCCGGCCATTACGGGACCATCCCGGCGGTCGCGGTCGCGGTCCAGCAGTCGAGGTCGGCGGTCCCGCGCGGGTCGGCGACGATCCGGGTCTGCGACAGCGCGAACCGCTGGCCGGCTACGTCGGCGATCAGGCCGTCCGCGACCGGAGCGTCCGGGGGCAGGAACAGGACCGAGGTCGCGATCGACGCGGGGGCGAACGGGCCGCCGCCGCCCGCGTCGCCGGCGAGCGGGTCGGACCGGCCCGGGGCGCGCTGGAGGTTCCCGGTCCCGGTCCACAGCGGCGGGCCGGGGTCGCCGGTCGCCCAGCCGTGGGAGTCGCCGCTAGCTGAGGCGTACAGCGTTACCGGGTCGCGGGCGAGCAGCAGCATCAGCCGCTCACCTCCCACAGGCGCGGCGGCCAATACTGCGGGACGGTCTCGATGGCCGGGTCGGCGAGGGTCAGCGGCGCCGAGGCCGCCGAGCCGGCCAGGGAGCGGTGCCACGCGGCGCGGCTGATCGCGAGGCCGTAGTCTCCGCCGGGGACCGGCGGGCTGTAGGCGACCGACTGGACCCCAGTGCTGACGTTGGAGACCGAGGGCGACGGCGGGAGCATCGCGGCGTACGCCTCCCATTGGAGGGCGGCTGCCATGTGCGGGTCGGCTGACCACCAGGCGTCGGCGATCCCGGCGGCGACGTCGGCGGGTAGGCCGCCGGCGGTCGGCGGGTCGAGAGGGGGCGCCCACGGCTGCCAGGCCATCGGGGGCTGCGCCCCGGCCTGCTGGAGGGCTTCCAGTAGGCGGGACTGGTTGGTCCCGGGAGGTACGAACGTGGCGCCGGTCGCGGTGACGGTCACGGCGTACTGGACCCAGGTTCCCTGGTCGGTGACCGAGACGACGGCGAGCTGTAGAACGTTCTGGGAATCGTTGGGGGCGAGCTGATAGATGGCATCGCCGGGGCGGAGCTGGGCTAGGCCGGCCTGCCGGCTGTAGCCGTCCGCATCCGTCCCGGCGATGCCGAGCAGCGCTGGCGTCGCCCAGTCGTCAGCCTGGTACTTGCCCGGTCCGGGCGCGCTGGTCGCCGCGCCCGCCTGGGTCTCCCAGTACCCGGCCGCGACGATCGCGCCAGGGCTGCTCATCGCGTCTACTTCTTGGAGGTCTCGGCGGCGGTCGGCGCGGCGCCCGAAGCGCCTGCGGTGCCGGCCTTCGCGAACGCATTGGCGCCGGCCGGGACGATCACGGTCACCGGGTCGATCAGGACGAACCCGAACCTGGCCCACACCTTGAGCGGGGTCACGTTGTCTTGGAATCCGCTGACCTGCACGACGCCGGCGGAGTCGGCGATCACGCCGGACGGGTCGAGCATGAACCTGATGTCCTGCCGGACGCCGAGCACGGCCCAGGTCCAGTCGCCGACGATCACGTCGGCGGGGTTCACGCCGGTCCCGCCCTGGAACGGGGTGTAGGCGGTCTGCACGCCGTAGATCGACGGCACCTCATAGTTCTGGAAGCTGGTCACGCCGAGGATCAGCTCGCCGGTCGTCGCGCGCAGGCCACGGAGCCGGGACCGGACGGGCAGGTTAGCGGCGATGCCGGACGGGTTGAGGCCGTTCGCCTCGACGGCGGCCATCGTCTTGTTGATCGTGTCGGCGGCGTCGGCGCCGGCGTTGACCGCTGCCGCGTGGCCGCGTACGCCGCCAACGGGGAAGCTGGCCGGGGCGTTGACGCCGAACAGGACGGCGCCGTCGAGGGCCATCGCGATCGACTGGGACAGCAGCGGGCGGCAGTAGCCCCAGAGGTTAATCGAGCTGTCCTCGATCATCTTGTCGGGGATCGCGATGACCGCCGCGACTTCCTCGGCGGTCAGGACGGCGGGCTTGAGCCCGACGTCGGTGTAGGGCTTCCGGCCGCTGCCGCTACCCGTGACCCAGCTCGCGGTCGGGAGCGTCTTGGGAACGGGCATCTGCGAGACTCCGGTCCCCATCGGGACGGTCTGGCAGAGCTGGAGCGCGGCCGACTGGCGAACGGCCTCTTGCATGATTGCAGATGAATACTCAGCGGGGATTACCCCACTAAAGTCGCCTAGCGCCATGACGGGACCTCCGGGCAGCGCGAGCAGGTGTGTTGGACACACCGCTTTCTGCGCTACCGGCGGCCGGTCAGCGTCCCGCTGTCCCGGCCGCGCGGCCTAGGCGTCCCGCCGTCGTGAGCACGCGGATTCGGTTACCGCTCTGCCGCTGGCGTCCCGCCGCACGGCATCGGGGTCAGGCTACACCCGGGCGGGCTCACCAGCCCTTCGGGCCGCCGTGCATGATCGACCGCAGGAAGTCATCCTGTCCGCTCTGGCCGTTCCCGCGCGGGCCGGGCGGCACACCGGGCCCGGCCTGGACGGGCGCGGCGGAGCTGGCGAGGCGTTCCACGAGCCGGCCGAGGGCCCGCTTGTCCACGTTCCCGTCGTCATCTACGAACCGGCCCAGGTTGAGGTCGCCGTCCTCGACCATCTTCGCCGGGTCGGCCAGCTTGCCGGCCGCCAGCGCGCGGAACTCGGCGCCGGCGAGGGCGACGCCGGCCGCCCGCGCGGCCAGCTTGCGGCCCTCTTCGCGGGCCTGTTCTACGGCCTTTTCCTGGTCGGTCATCTGCGCGGTCCGGAGCTGCTGGAGCTGCCGCTCAAAGTCGCGGGTGCGGGCCCGCTCGCGGTCGAGGGCGGCCCGGAGTTCGGCGGCGGGGTCGGGCTCGGCGGGCGCGGGCGGCGCCGGGCCGGGCGCCGGCGGGGCGGGCGCCGGCGGCGGCGCGGGCTGGCCGACCTGGGAGGGCAGCGGGGGGACGGGTTCGGTCGGGGCGGTCATCGCGGTTCCCTACGGTGTGGCTGATACGGCCTCGGGCGCGGCCGGCGCAGGCTCGGTGATCGACACCCGCTCGGTGACCGGCGGCGTCGGCGGGGTGATGCGGTTGAGTTCCCGCCATTCGGCGACCTCGGTGGGCGTCGCGCCCCAGCGTCGCCAGAGGACTTCCTGCGGGACGCCGAGGGTCGCCATCTTGACCAGGGCATCGACGCGCTGGCCCTCGGAACGGGTCTCAAAGTCGCGCCAGATGACCTCGGCGCCGATCATCGCGGCGCCGGGGTCGCCGATCATCCCGAGGGCGAGCCGGATGACGGTCTCCCAGGTCTCGCCGATGTGCAGGGCGCGGCGGGAGACCTTGGACACGAGGCCGGTCTCGGCGGCCTTGATCGCGTCGGCGGACAGGTTCGCGATCTGGCCCAGGAGGTAGTGCGGCGGCGTCTGGGTGATCGCGGCCAGGTGGTTGACGTCGGCGGCGACGGCGCCGAGATACCCGCCGAGGGTGCCCTCGGCGATGCTGCCGAACTTGCCGGCCGGGTCCTCGTTGATGAGCAGCCGGTTCGCGCCGATGTCGTAGGGCGACACGAGCGCGGTCGAGGTCGTCCCGTCCTCGGCGGTCGTGATCTGGCGGGCCATTTTGACGCCGGTCGCCCATATCTGCCGGAATGCCCCGTAATCCGTTGCGACCATTCTGTTGAAAATGGTCGTGTGAATACGGTCCTGAATGGGAATGGCGGCGTCCAGTTCGGAATGCGGCGCGCCGAGCGTGCGCGGCTGCGGGCGCATCTCGACCAGCGAGACGACGCCGGCCGGGTTCGCCGTGATCGCGGGCTCGGCGGAGTTCGGCGCCCAGGTGGCGATCACGTCGGGGGTGATCAGCACTTCGGTCGCGGGGCCGAGGCCGGGCGGGTTGCCGTCCTGCCACCAGTCGTCGTAGTACCGCTTGAACCCGGCGACCCGCTCGCGGCGGTTGCCCGGCGCGTAGATGACGGTGGCCTCCAGCGGGCTCTCCCCGGTGATCGACACGCCGGACGGGTTCGTGTCGTCGGGCTGCACGAGGACGTAGCTGGACCCGGCGACCAGGGCGTCCGTCTGGATCAGCTCGGCGTCGGCGTCGAGGCAGTTCGCCTGCCACAGCGCCCAGGCGGCGTCGGTCGAGTCGCCGAAGTTGAGCCCGACGACGGTCAGCCGCTCGGCGACGGCGTTGACGACCAGCTCGCACCAGTTCGCCTGCGACTCGCGCAGGAACCGGACGAACGTCTGCCGCTCGGCGGAGTCGAGCAGGGCGATGACCGGCGACCCGCCGTCGTAATACCGGCCGTAGTTGATCGCGCGGGGGACCTGCCAGGCTAGTTTCTGCTGTGCCCGGGTCCGGAGGTCGTCCAGGTAGGTCACAGGTGGCAGCGTACGCCCGGTCTTGTAGGTTTCCCACTACCCGGCCTGGATGGCGGTCCAGGCCGGGCTGTAGGAATCCTCCAAGCGCGGCCTCAGAACCCGGCGGCGGCGTAGTCCTCGGTCCCGCGCTGGCGCAGCGCCCGGTCGAGGGCCATCACGGCGGCGACGATCCCGTCCACCTTTTCCGCCGACCGCGCTTTGTCGATCTTGAGGTTGCCCGCCGGGTCGGCCCGGGTGACCGCGTTGCCGGCCTGCCAGCGGGCGACCGGGTTGCCGCCGTGGCGGTACAGGCCGCCCCGGATCGCGCGGAGCAGCTCGGCGGTCGGCGCGGCCATCGTCGCGTAGCCCTGCCCGGTCGCGATCAGCGGCCAGCCGTCGTCTAGCAACTGGCTGGAGAGCTGGGTGGCGCCCCAGCGGTCAAACGCGACTTCGGCGATGTCGTACAGCTCGCGGTCGGCGTTGAGCGCGGCGGTGATCGCCCCGTAGTCGATGACGTTGCCCTCGGTCAGGGTCAGGTAGCCCTGGGCTACCCAGACGTCGGCGGCGCCGCCGGTCCGGCGGGACAGCTCGCGGAGGGCCGAGGCGGGCGCGAAGTGCCGCCAGATGAGGTCGTGGCCGCCGTCGTCGTCGGGGAAGTCGAGGCAGTAGGCGGCGAGGTCGGACGTCGAGGCGAGGTCGAGGCCGGCGAAGCAGGTCCGGCGGGCCAGCTCGGCGGCGGGCCGCGCGGCCGGGGCGGCGTCCCAGGTCGCGAGGTCGATCGCCCGGCCGATCTTGTTGCCCGGCTGGTTGAGCCGGAACTGCCTGAAAGCGCGTTCGGCGGCCGGGTTGCCCTGCGCGATCCGGCACTCTTCCGCGAGGGTCCGCAGCTCCAGGAAGTCGCCGAGGGCCGGGTTGGCGGCCTTCCAGGTCGCGGGGCGGGTCCAGTCGGCGCCCTCCGGGGCGGCGTACATCACGGCGAGCCGTTCCGGGTCCAGGGACGGGTCGGCGAGGACCCGCTCGGACCATTCCCGCTCGGACGCCGCGAACCCGGCCGGGTCATTCTCCGCCGTCGTCGCCAGGAGCAGGAGCGGCTGAGCGCGGGCCCCGAAACTGGTCCGCATCGCGTCGTACAGCTCGCGGCCGGGCTGGGTCAGCAGCTCATCAATGTAGGCGCCGGACGGGTCGAACCCCAGCGACCCGGCGGCGTCGCCGGCGACGACGGCGTACAGCGAGCCGGTCGCCTCATCCACGATCCGGTTCGCCGAGGCGACGACGGTCAGCCGGGCGGCCAGCTCGGCGGAGTTCCGGATCATCTGCCGGGCGACCCGGTAGACCAGCCCGGCCTGATCCCGGTCGAGGGCCAGGCCGTATATCTCGGCGCCGGTCTCGCCGTCCGCGCAGAGCAGGTACAGGACGATCCCGGCGATCAGCTCGGTCTTGCCGTTCTTGCGGGCGACGTACAGGTACAGCGTGCGGTAGCGGCGGACGTAGCGGCCCTGCGCCGCGTCGAACTCCACTTCACCGAACAGCGGGGCGAGGACCCGGCGCCGCTGCCACGCCGCCGGGACGAACGGGCGCCGCGCCCAGCGGCCCTTGGTGTGCGTCAGCAGCTCGCCGAAAAATGCGAGGACGTGCCCGACCCGGCCGGCGCAGCGGTGCCGCCCGCGCTGGCGGCAGGTCCGGCCGTCGAACGTGAACCCGCAGGCCGGGACGTCGCTAGCCACTGGTCAGCAGGCGGCCGGCGTCGCCGGTATGGACGTGCTCCACCCTGATCCCGGCCCGCGCGGAAGGCGTGAGCCCGAACTCGCGGGCCCAGAGGCGGACCTCGGCGGCGGCGTCGCGGGCCTGCGAGTAGACCGGGTTCTTGACCACGGCGCCGTCCCGCGAGACGACCGGCGGCGAGGCGGCGACCAGCTCGGCGAGGCGGCGCCAGCGGGCGACGGCCTCGCAGTAGACCGCGAACGCGGAGAGGTCGGCGTCGGTGACGGTGCCCATCGCGACTAGATGGGGCGCTACCCGGTCCCACTCTTCCGAGGCGAGGTCGGACAGCCAGGCGGGGCGGTTGATCGCCCGGTCGAGGGGGATGGGCTCATCGCGGTTGATCCGGCCGGGCTTGACGCCCTTGAGCAGCTTGAGCCGGGTCGGCTGTGGCGCCGGGCCGCGTCGTCCCATGCTGGTCAGTGTGGCCTGGACGGCGGCGCCGGGCCACCCGGCGCGTCCTGGCCGTTGTTACGCTGCGTAACAATTGCCCAAAACCCGGAAACCGGTTCTCACTTGCGCGGCGGTGGCTATCACTCCCCAGGCTGCCAGCCAAGGGGGTCCACCCCCACCCGCTACGGTGCGTAACCGCCGTCAGCGGGCCCCGGTTGGTTGATCATTTGCAGTTGATCATCCCGGCTGCGGCCGATGATCAACTAGGCGGCGCATCGGTGTTGATCATCGTTGCTGATCATCTGTCAGCAGCAGTCAGCGGTGACGGC